CGAGGCTGTGCCCCCAGAGTCCCCCGATGGCAGGATTGTGTTTCTGTCCAGGGTCTACCCCGACATCACCCGTAGCTTGAACAGCTATCCCGTGGTGATAAGGGCCCTGGCCAAGCTGCAAGTCAGCACACATTCCATTGCTAGGGACGAAGTGGGTAGGAAGGCCATGAGAGCGCTCAAGGGAGAGGCGTGCAACAAGGTCAATGGGCATGTCCCGCTCATTGGACCGTACGCCCGGTACCTCCAGAAGACGGGCTCAGAAATAACCCCAGGCCTCCGCGGTAGGTTGCTACGGGGGGACAGAGAGCTTGAGTGGGACCTCCAGAAGAAGGTTGGAGGTCCGGTGGTTCTGGATGCCCAGGAGACGGACTTGTTTCTGTTGTCCATGGGAAGGGACCTAGGGATCCCGGCAGGTGACATCGCGCAGCTCGACGCTGCAATGAGGCAGGCCACCTCTGATGAGCACCTCAATTCTGTCCGACTCGTGGGTTGGAAGGATTCGAAGCCCGACTGGGCTTCCTGGGTAAACTAGATGATAACCGCCCCACCATAAAACTTGACAATGGCCAAAACGAAGGCCAACAAAGGAAAAGGTAAGAGCAAGCAGCGGGCCGCCTCGAGGTCTGTCGCGCTTCCGAAGCGTGTACTGCCGGGATTTGATGCTGCAGCCAAGGCCTATGCCAGGCTGTTGCAGGACCCGTGCAATGCACCTCTTGTTCACCCTATTGGTTGCCCCACCGGGGGCATTCTGGTTAGGGCTCAATCCATTACGTCTTTGGGCAGTCCTACTGCCACAGCTGGCGTCCTTCATTGGACCCCTGGTGCCATTGGATTGAACAATGTGGAGCTGCTGACTTCCAGCGTGTTGAACCTGAATACCGCCACTCTAATGGCAGTTTCGGCGGATGCACCTGGACGTGCCTTCTTGGTGTCCAATGCCAGCGCCGTCAGGTGCGTGGCAGCCTGTGCCAAGATCATGTGGGATGGAGCTGAGTCTGCCAGGGCAGGTAGGATAGCCTATGGCAACTCGGTTGGTGGATTCCTGGATGTTGGGTCAACCCCCACCCCAGGAAGCATAATGCCAAATTTGGAGACCATGGAACGTATGCCTCAAACAAAGGCAGAAATTCGGTGGTGCCCCAATGAGTTCGATTTGGCCTATGCTGATCCCTCTGTGAACACCCCCCAGTCCGAGAAGGACAGGAGGTCTGCCCTTACCATAGCAGCGGTGAGTTTCCCTGCTAATACCTATGTTACCATTGAGTTAACTGCAGTGTATGAGTACCTGCCAGTTCCAACCAGTGGCATAGCCTTGAACACTAGAAGTACCACCAAGTCGTCTGCCACCTTTCACCAGGTGATTTCAGCCATCAATGCTGCGGCCCACAATCCGTGGGTCCAGACGGCCGGACAGGTACTCCTGGCTCAACTCCCCACCATGGGCAACTCGCGAGTCGCCACAACAGGGTTCGGAGTAGGGGGCCGTCGCAGTTTGCCGTATGCGAGCGAATTGTGAAGCACCAAGCTTTGTCGAGCATGGGGCATGGTTCTGAGATGAAACACTCTCAGCGCGGTTGGTAGACAATCGGGTCTACGCGAACACGCCACTCA